CATCTATTGAAACATATCTACAAGCTAATGCGCGTGTTCATCGCGCAGGACAACGCAACCCATGCACTGTTGTGCATCTGCAAGGAAGTCCTGTCGAGCATCGTATCTACAAGATGTTGTCAGAGAAGGTGGACATACATGCACGGCTAATTGATTTATATAAAAATGTGATGGAAGATACTTGACAATGTAAACTGCGGTATCCATAATTAGTCAGCAGTTCATAAAAAGGAGAGTGCAATGAGTGAACCTATCAACGCCGATAGGCTTGCAAAAGTCTACGTTAAGATTCGTGAAAAACGTAAAGAACTTGCCAAGCAAGATCGCGAACTCGAAGAGCAATTAGAAGCAGTCGCTCGTCAGTTACTTGAGATTTGCAAGGAACAAGGTGCTGCAACAATACGCACCGAGCATGGAACCATCTCACGTAGAATCAATAAACGCTATTGGCCTACCGATTGGGATGCGTTCTACAAGTTCATCAAAGAGCAGGACGCAATGTCTTTGCTTTATCAGCGAATCAACACAGCAAACATGCAGCAGTTTCTTGAAGAAAACCCCGATATCCATCCGCCGGGGCTGAACGCGGATGTGGCGCAAACCGTTGTTATTGTTAAACGTTAGGAGAGTGCATATGAGTAACGAACTCGCAGTGCTGGATCAAGGCCTTCCTTCATACCTGAAGAATGCCGAACTAGATGCAACTACCAAAGCCCTGATGGGTGGCAGTGGTGGCGGTGAATCAAAACGTATTTCCATCAAAGGCGGCGTATGGCGCATGATGGTCAACGGTAAAGAGATTGCTAAGAACGAAGAGCGTTCCATGAACGTAGTCATCGTCGCGGCAGCGGAGAAGGTGTCTCGCACGTTCTATATGAAGCAGTACTCGGAAGGCGGCGAAGTTACGGCACCTGATTGCTGGTCTGCGGATGGTGAGATGCCTGATGCCAAGGCCAAGAACCCGCAAGCCAAGCGGTGCCTAGACTGCCCACAGAATATTAAAGGTTCTGGTCAGGGTGAGAGCCGCGCATGCCGCTACAGCCAGCGGTTAGCTGTTGTGCTTGCCAATGACATTCGTGGCGACCTCTTCCAACTCACACTCCCTGCCGCATCTATCTTTGGTGCTGGCGAAGCTGGTAAGTGGCCTCTACAAACTTACGCCAAGATGATTGGTGGTAAGGGTGTACCGATTACTGCGGTTGTGACCGAGATGCGCTTTGATACAAGCAGCGCAACCCCCAAGCTGACGTTTAAGCCAGTACGTGTGCTTGATCCAGAAGAGCATGTCACAGCTATCGATCAGGGTAAGAGTCCAGCCGCACTCCGCGCTATCACCATGACGGTTGCCGAGGCGGATGGTGTCAAAGTTGCGGAAGCTAATGCGCTTGAATTTGATAAGAAGCCTGAACCCAAAGCAGAAGCAGTTGCTGAAGAAGCTGTAGAAGAAGCTGTAGAAGAGCCTGTAAAGCGCACGGCAAAGAAGGAAGAAGCGCCAGCAGATAAGAAAGACTTGTCCAAAATCCTTGACGAGTGGGATGACTAATATGCCGACCGGATACTCACTATTAACAATGGAAGAGATTCGGAGAGCTGACCAAAGATTACTCGGCGTACAACTGGCGCAGATTTGTTTGCGAGATGACATTCCTGTTACGGATGTTGCCGACTTTTTTAAGGTCAGCCGAATGACCGTTTACAAGTGGTTTAAAGGTAAAGCGGTTGTCTCCGGCAAACATGTTGACCGCATGAAGAAGCTGATTGAAAAATTAGCTTAACAGTTGTAGGGGGGCTAGGTTAGCTACCGAAGAGGGCGTTACCGTCGCGCCCCTGCCCATCCTCTTTCGACGGTTCGTTAAGGACGGTTATGCTCTCTCGCAAAGAATTTTTTGCATTGGTGTTACCACCTCTAGAAGAAGGTGAGCACTACTGCAACTGGGGTAATAAAAAAGAGCTAGTCCACGAGAACGGTGAGGACAAGTACAAAGACGTTGTTAGGCAGCGGTTTGCGGACAGCATCGATGTTCTCAGCGATCAAGCGGATGTTCTTCAGAGTAGCGGCTTCAACTCATTCTTTGCTCTGGCAAAGTTTGGTGCGGTTAAGAACGGACGATACGCAACCAACGCGATTGCGCTTAAGTCATTCTTTTTAGATCTTGATTGTGGTCAAGGTAAACCCTATGCCACGTTAGATGATGGTCTGGCTGCGCTCAAAAACTTCTGTAAAGCAACTGGGTTGCCGAAGCCTACCATTCTTAGGTCTGGGCGCGGTGCGCACGTGTATTGGATTCTGGAAGAGTCGCTCACGAAAGAAGAGTGGAAGCCATTTGCTGAGCAGCTTAAGACACTCTGCACCCAGCACAAGTTTGACATCGACTACGCGGTACCGGCAGATGCGGCGCGTGTGCTACGCGTTCCTGAAACCAATCACCTGAAAGACCCAACCAACCCAATACCGGTTGAGATTCTGTATCTGGCACCGTTGGTTCCGAACGCACGAATCAAAGAACTGTTGGAGCCATCGGACGCGATATTAGAAAGCGTCGCCAAGGAGTATGGTAAGCGGCCTCTTGACGCAACGACCCTAGCTTTGATTGGCGCAAGTCAATCCAGATTTAAGACAATTCTGGTTAAGTCAGTCGAAGGTACTGGCTGCGCCCAGATCACCAACATCTATGAAAATCAAGCCACAATCGAAGAGCCGTTGTGGAGAGCCGGTTTATCTATTGCCCAGCAGTGCATAGACCGCGACAAAGCAATACATGTTATTAGCAAGAAGTACCCGAACTATTCGTTTGACAACACCGAGAAGAAAGCGAATGAGACAAAAGGCCCGTACACCTGCGAGACCTTCAAGAAACTTAACCCCACAGGCTGCGCGGACTGCAAGCACAAGATCACATCGCCTATACAACTAGGCAAAGAAATTGTAGAAGCCACAGAAGAAGAGAGCGTCGTTACTGGAGTCGAGGCACAGACCAAGGAAGCCAAAGAATATGTCATTCCTAAACTACCGTTCCCATTTTTCCGAGGTAAGAACGGTGGTGTATTTGTCCATACCAAAGACAAAGACGGTAATGATATTGATGAAGTTGTTTATCCGTACGACTTCTACGTGGTCAAGCGCATGATTGACCCTGACTTGGGTGAGACGCTTTTGCTGCGACTTCATCTACCAAAAGATGGTGTGCGTGAGTTCATCATGCCGCTGGCATCGGTGCTGGCTAAAGATAAATTCAGGGAGACGATTGCATCAAACGGCATTGCCGCTTTGAGTAAGCAGCAAGACACGCTCATGTGGTACGTGACTAAATGGGTAGAGGAATTACAGATGAGTATGCAAGCGGAGAAGGCACACAAACAGTTTGGTTGGACAGAAGATGAGACTGCAATCATTATAGGCGACAGAGAAGTCAGAGCAACGGAAGTGGTTTATAGCCCTCCTTCTTCCCCGACACTACCGTTAGTGCCATTGTTTACCCCCAAAGGCGACTTCCATGTCTGGAAAGATGTCATCAACGCATACGCCAGACCCGGCATGGAAGGCCGAGCATTTGCGTTCTTCATGGGCTTTGGCACCCTGCTCATGCGGTTCACTGCGTTGGATGGGTTCCTGATTAACCTGATGAGTCGTGAGTCTGGATCAGGTAAGACCACCGTATTGCAAGCTATCAACAGCATTTACGGTAGACCAAAAGAACTGATGCTGTCACCAAAAGATACGTACAACTCTCGGATGCAGCGTCTTGGCACTATGCAAAACTTTGCCGTGACGATGGATGAGATCACCAACATGCAAGCAGAACACATGTCACAACAGGTTTATGACGTGACAGGTGGGCGGGGCAAGAACCGTATGAGTCGGCACGAGAACGCCGAGCGGTTAAACCATACTAAGTTTGCAACTGGGTTGGTTACTTCGAGTAACCGGTCAGTGCCCGACATGCTGCTCAACATAAAAGGTTTTCCTGACGGTGAACTTAACCGTATCTTGGAAATCAATATGAAGCCAGACCCGCACAATGATCCGGCTTGGTCTAGGAATCATTTCGGCAGACTGTTGACCAACTATGGGCATGCTATCGAGCCATACTCCAAAGCCGTTCTGAGTCAGTTGCCTATGGTGCAGCAGAAGATGAAAGAGTTTGAAGCCAAAGTAGATGCAGGTGCGGGCATAAGGAGCACGGAACGCTACTGGTCAGCTATGGTCACGCTTGGTATTACTGGTGGGGCAATCGCCAAGACACTTGGACTGCACGACATCCCGATCAAGCCGGTGTTTGACTTTGGCGTGGACTTGGTCAAAGAGACGCGTGAACGTACCAAAGAACTTATGCTGGATGCGGATGACTTCCTCGGTGGGTTTTTGCAGCGGCACTTCCATGAAATCTTGGTCATCAATGGCAACCGTGACAAACGCACTGGTGTGGAGTACGGTCCGGTTCGTGAGCCTCGTGGGGCGTTGACCATACGGTACGAGCCAGACACCAAGCTATTGTTTGTTGTCACAAAGGTCTATCGGGACGACTGCGCCAAGCAGTTCATGAACTTCGAGGAATCCCTGATCCCATACCGCAAGAACAAAGCCTTTGTGGAGATCAAGAAGAAACGCATGACCGCCGGAACCGTTGCCAACATGCAAGCCCCTGTGAGCGCCATCTGCTTTGATACATCTAAGCTGGAGTACTTCAGCGAAACAGTGTTGCTAAAAAATGAAGATATTGGGTCTACCTCTATTGATTGAGTGGGAGAAGTTTAAGCCGGGCACATCGTTCTTCGTGCCTTGCATAGACCGCAAACTCACCCAACGGTTCGTTGAAGCCGAGGCCCAGCGGATGAAGTTAACCGTTATCTGTAAGCAAGTTGTGGAGAAGGGGAAGTATGGTTTACGGGTTTGGAGAGTTGAGGATATAATGCCTTCGCACTCTTCTTCTCCTTCCCCCTTTAGCGAGAGGAATTAACCCCCGGTACGCCGGGGGTCTTTTTTACTACTCGTACTCTTCCAACAGATCGTCAATCTCCGCTCTCAGGTTTTTGTTGAACCGGATGCCATTGACCATATCCTTCTCGGCTGCTTCCCTAGCCTTAATTGACCGGCGC